TGCGCTCGGCCTTGCCTGCGCCTTTCTTGAATCCGTACATGGGGGCTCCCCGTTGAATCGCTGGCGTCGATTCTTCGCTGGAGCCCCTGCGCATCCAACCCCTACACGGGTTGTCAATAGTTGTAGTTGTGGCTGGTCGATTCGCTCTGCGATTGGCTTTGCGAGCTGCTCGCGCTGCCGCTGCCCGACACGCTGGCACTCACGTGGGCCGCCGACATGGCGCCGGCAGCAAGCTGCGCCGTGTATTGGCCGATGGCCTTGGCCGCTTCCAGGGCGACCTGTGCCTGCTGCACCGCGTTCTGCATCTTCGCCTGGTATTCGGTGATCTGCATTTCGGCGTAAGCGATATTGGTGCGAGTGTTCATGTCGGCAAAGCGGCTCTGCATTTCCGCATCCGCCACGTTCGCGCTCGCCTGGGCCCGCCACGCATCCACCTGCGCCTGAAAGGCGGTGGTGGCGTACTGCACATTGCCCAGATTGGCCGACAGCAGCGCCTTGAAGGAATCCACGTCGGCCAGGAACTTCGACACCTTCGTGCGCGCCGCCTCCATCTTGATCTGGGCGCCCTTCACCTTCACGTCAGCCTTGTTGGCCACCGCCTGGATTGTCGACGCATAGGCGCGGGCCTGGCTCTCCATCACCCCGGCCTTTGCTTCCTCACCCTTTACCTGCGCGGCGTAGGCGTCGAACTTCACTTTCTCCGCGCCGATCTGTTCAGCGTACGCCTGCACGTCTGCACGGTAGGCGTCGAACTGGTTTTTCACAGTCTCGGCGCGCACGGACGCACCCTGCATCAGCGCCTTGTACACCTCCACGTTCGACTGCACCGCGGCGAGCTTGGCCTTGAACACATCCACGCGCTGCTGGTTGATCTGCCCCAGCGCCACCTGCCCTTCGACGGCCGTCTTGTAGGCGGCCAGCTTCGATAGCGCCGCATCCAGCTTGGTGCGATACACCGTGGCCAGCGTCTGGAACGCGGCATTCTGCGCATTGAACAAACCCACCTGAGCATTGAACACGCTGATCTGTGCTTCGGCCTGAAAGCGCGCAGCCTCAAACAGCCGCTTGGCCATGTTCTCGTAGAGGTTCTGGGTCAGCTGCTCCAGGGCCATGCCTTGCTGCACGGCAAAGCGGATGCTTTCGATCTCCCACTTTGCGGCTTCAATCAGGATGTCGCGGTTCAGCTCGGCCGCCCGCAGCCGGCCCTCTTCTCGCGCCACGTCCACCTGCTTGGCCAGCATGCCCGGCGGCATTGAGAACCCGCGCGATGCCCAGGTATCCGTCGCCTCTTGAACAGCCCGTGTCGTTTCGGCGCCCTGCCGCTCCCGGGCGCGCGAGAACAGCGCATCCTCAATCGGCGCCGGCAGGCCGGTGCCGCCGGCCATCATGGAGCGAACGCGCGCCACCAGGTCATCAAGCACCTCTGACCGGTACTCCGGCTCCACCCAGTTGATGAACACGTTCGGCACCGTGATCCCGGCCGTGCTTGGTGGCGTGGCGTCAAAGCTCGGCAGCTCCGGAAACGAGAAAGCCGGAAGGTTGATCTGCTCAAGCACCTCCATACTGGGCATCTCAATGGCCGGCGCGTCCGGGATAACAATCTCCGTATTCACCGACGGCCGCTCCGGAACGGCAATGCTGGCCATGCCCGGCGCCTCGGGGATATTCACGGCGATCATCGCCGGCGCCGCCGGGATGGCGTCCATCTCCCCGATGTCGAGATCGGCCAGCAGGTAATCGATGTTCAATTCCCCGGGGATTTCCGGGATGTTCATCGGCGGCGCAGAAAAGGTCGGCATGGCGCCAAGCGGCGTGCTGGGCGGGATGGCCTCTGGCGGGTTAAGCCGCGACGGAGCGGGAACAGACGGCACCTGTACGCCAGCGATGTGAGCCAGGGCTGAACTTAGCTGGCTGCTATAGCGCACCGCCATGTTGTCCATAGACAGGATCTTCTGGGTGACGATGCTGACAGCTTGGTCAAGGATGCCGTCAGGCGAAGGCATGATCATGGACATTCAGATTCTCCTCTTCGTCGGCGCGGAGTTGATGCGCAGATCGTTGATGTAGGCCTGCGCACCGGTGACGCGAAGCTCGAACGCAAAGTGCCGCCCGCGCAGCCCGCGACCGAACACAAAGCGGCCATTGGTCAGGCTCCCAGACCGCTCCGGCTGAAGTGCATAGGTGTAGGTGTGCGGGTCGCCGCTCTGCGTCGTGGTTACCGCCATCTCCGCCGTTCCGTCGAGCTCGTACTCCAGAAAAGCCTGGAGGGGATGAACAAGGGGGCCGTCGCTCACATCCACCTTCCCGGTGGTGATGCGGCCCTCCACATCGCCCAGCCCACCATCCAGGGCATACACCCCATCGTCAGCCACCCCGTAGGCGACCCCATTGATCATCGCCAGGGTGTAGAAGGCGTAGGGCTCGAAGCGGCTCACGGCCCAGTGGGCTGCGTGAGCTGTCCATGCTTGACTGATCAAGCCCCCGCCCACCGGAGCGCCATCAGCTACTGCCACATCCGTGACCAGATCCACGGCGTGCAGCACACCCCAGGTCTGGCTTGTTGCCGCCGCGGTCGAAACCGGCACCTCAGACGCGGCCGAGGCGCTATCCATCACGCTATCCACCACCGCTGCAGCGTCAGCGATCAGAACCCTGGCACGCAGCGAATCAAGCGTGGATCCCGACGCCAGAGCAGAATCCGCAGCGATGTCCGTCACCTTCCGAATCTCGGCGTCGGTCGCGCGGGCGGTATCGGTCACCGTCGAGGTGCTGTGGCGCGTCGTGATGGGCTGATCGGACGCCATTGCCGCATCCGTCGTGAGCGTGCGCAGCCCGTGCCACACCAAGTCCTCCGCCTGGGCGGAGTCGGCGTGCAGCCAGAACACCGTTCCGCGCTCCGAATCAACTGCGCGGGCAGAGTCCTTTGCCAGGTTGAACGCATGCAGCGCATCCAGCACCTGATCCGATGCAGTAGCGGACTCGACCGACAGCGTGGATCGACTATCCAGCACCTGATCCGATGCCATCGCAGCGTCGGGATGTAGAACCCCCAGGGCAAAAATCAGCGCACTTGATGCCAGCGCGACCTCCGTCACCAGCGAGGAAAGGCCCGCCCATGTCGAGTCGCCCGCAATCGCGGTGTCGACGGAATCGTCCCGATAGCTACTCATTGATCACTCCGATGAAAAATCGCCCCTCGGTCGGGCTGGCCAGATCCGACGCCCCCCAGCGGAAGCGGGTTCCGTCCGGCCTTGCCTCGGAAATGCTCGAGTACTCGGCAGACCCGAACGCCACCCGGCACGCATCCCGGTAGAAAAAGTTACCCAACTGAGGAGAGAAGCCGAAGAACCACGGATGCGGTTCGTTTTCATGCACAAGGGTCGCTGGTGCATAGGCAATGCTCACGCTCAGCTTTCCCGACTGCCTGCCAGCAATGACGGTCTGCGTCTCGTAACGCTGGAAGCCGGGCACTTCTCCGCCCCACCGAACCCCCAGCGCCGTATAGTTGGATTGACGCTGGGTGTAGTGCCCGAAAAGGTAGGTCACATCCTGAAGGCCAGAGAACCCCCACCAATTCCCCTCGTCGGCGTAGTCGGAATACTCGGTCGGCTCATACAGGTAAGTGTCCATCCACACAGGCAGGCCGTTCTCCGGAAACTTGCCGATGTACTGGTTGTTCGATTCCGTAGAATCAACCCAGTGAAAAACGTTGTCGTGGGTCCATACCTGGTATGAATTCGGGTCTTTCATCCCGTGCAGCTCCCCCTTGGTGCTCAGGGTTCGCGACGAGAACACCTCCTTGTAGGCGTAGAGCAAGGCATCACGCTCAAACACGGGCACCAGCGCAGCAACGTAGTTTCCAAACCCCTCGGTGGTCGTCTCCCGCGTGTGGTGCGCGTAGTAGCGAAACCGATACACGGCCCCTACCCGCAGCGGCGTGGCCGGTGAGAGGAATGCCGGCCCGCCGAACCCAAGGTCTATCCCCTTGAGCGTCGTGTGGATGACCGTTGGCGGCACCTCCTGACGGTCGTCAAAGTCCGAGGTGTAGAACAGCCCGGTCAGCACGCTTTCGCCGATGGTGGTGGTTTTCTCCCAGGCCCCGACGATCATCACGTCTTCGAAGTTTCCGGTCGTCTCCATGCGGAACTTGCGCGGGTCGAAGAAGTACTTCAGCACCTTGAGCTCATCGGCCACGTAGCAGCCAAACATCACCGTGTCCGACTTCACCGCCGGCCCGTTGTAGTCGGGGGATGCCAGCGGAAACGACACACACCCCTTCCCATCCAGAGACGGGAACTTGAGGTGCCCCATGGATTCCGGGTTCTTGTCCGGGTAGTAGATGGGCCCGGCTGCCACGCGCCGAAGGCTCCCCCCGTGCGCAGCAATAGGAGGCATCTCCAGGTTGTCCCAGTAATCCACGTCTGCCCGACCTGGGCGCCCGGCGCCAATCATCATCATCAGGTCGGCGGCGCTTTGCCTGGCCAGCTTGTACTTGATGGCGAGCTCGCGCGCCCCGTTCTCGCCCAGCACCTCATAGAGCGACGACAGATAGGTGTTGATCAGCGCCACCTGCGGCCCCGTCAGCGACGCATCAGCGGCAAAGTTCGGCTTCACGCGCCCGCGGTTCTCGGCCGGCGACAGTCGGATGCTGAGCTTGTAGGCGTAACCCTGCATCAGGCCCGAGTTCGCCAGGTTGTAGCAGGTGTTGAAGGCTTCGGACCCCCTGCTGTTGAACGACCAACCGCAGGCCAGGTAGTAGGGCATGTGCGCGTAGAAATCCCCGGCGTCGCACACCCGCACAATCGCCCCAGCGCGGCGCCAAGCCTCAAACTCGTTTTCCTTCTCTGGAAAGCTCTCTCCGGACGGCATGCCCCCGAACTTATCCAGGATCGCCAGCAGCTCCGCGTCATCCTTGCTCTCAACAAAGGCCCGAAACGCCGGGGTCGTCGAAGCCGGAATCATCGGCAGCGGCATGGCAAACACACCGCGCGGGCTCACCTGAAGAAGCCACGGATCCCCGTCCGAATCGAAGCCGACCCCATGGCTGCGCGAAAACCGGTAGTCGTAGTTGATCCAGCCTTGCCGGTCCGGGGTGCCGGCATAGGCCGGCAGGCGCCCTGTCTCGGCGCTTTTCTGCAGCGTGGCTGCCAGCCCCGCAGATACCGGCATCTTTGCCCGCTCGACGGCGTTGTTCGGCAGCGCTGCCAAGTCCTGTCGGCCATATCCGGAAACAATCTGCACCACGCTGGCCATGGTCCCGCTCCACCACGTCGGCCGCAGCCGCTCGAACTGGGTGTGCATGTACTCCGCGCCAATGGCGGAGGCGAAGTAGGCAAACCGACCCGGGTACTCGATCCGAAAACGCTGCAGCGTCACGTCCTTGGGCGGAAGGGCGGCGGAAGGGTCGGTCGGGTACCCGGCAATGCGCCGCCGGGTCTGCTCGGTCAGTCGAACCCCGACCCCTTCGCCCTCTTTCACGCGCGCCATCGTGACGGCGCCCGAGAACAGCATCGGGATAGATCCGCTTTCCCGGCTGTCCGTGCTTTCCTTCTTGCCGGAGCGGGTGGTGATGTAGATCCGGAACGTCCCGCCCATGTCCACGGCCTCGGCAGTGCCTCCTCCGGGCAGATCGATCACCCGCTTGAGGCTGTCCAGGCCGGACGTTTGCTTGATGTTCGTGACGGATCGCGCGAGCCATTCAACCGCTCGCGCATCATCCGGCGAAAGCTCGGCGCCGTCCGCGAATCGCCCATACGGGCGGGACGCGTGCATCGGATTAAACGGTCAGGCTGACCCGATAGCCGATGTCGTAGGTGTCGCCATTCTGGAACACCCGGGCAGCGGCGTACTTGGTAGCCGACACCAGCGCGCCGGTCGTGCCGCCGCGGGCATTGGTGGTCAGCATGGCCGCACCCGTCACATTCAGTTGGCTGGCCGTGGCAATGGTCACCGTGGCCACTGCACCCAGGTTGTCGATGGCCCCCGTGGCGGTGTTCGCCGGCGTCCAGGCCGGGCGGGTCGCCGAGGTGTAGCCTTCAGTGAGGCTCACGATCTCGGAAGCCGCGGCAGCAAAGCTCGCGGCCGTCCAGTTGGCCGCCGGGGACGCCGATCCGGAGAACAGCGCCAGGAAGTAGCCGGCAGGCTTGGCCGTGGAGCCAAGCGCCACATTCAGCAGGTGAGCCAGCCCTTCGGTGGGCAGCAGGTTCGGCGTGCGCATCCACTCGCCGCCGTTGATCCGGTCAAAATACTCGCCCGCAGCCAGAACGCTCTGGCGCGGAAAGTAGATCCCCTCGTCGGTGATGTCGAAGCGCTCGCGGGCCAGGTCGGCGGCAAGTTCGTGTTGCAGGTTCATGGTAGTGCTCCCGGAGTCATGTTGAGACGGCTGTGAGCATACGAATCCCGCGCAAAATCGAAGAACCCCACAAGCCAGAAACGCCGCGCAGCAACTTCCCGTGCATCTCGACCGCTGCGCCGCTACTGGTCCCGATCACATATCCGTTCTCCGCCAACCAAGCCACGGCGGGCGCGCCCCCCTGGCCAAGCTCTCCCGCGGCCTCCGCAGACAGTCTCAGCGAACTGCCTGGAATCGGCGGTTTCACCGACACCCTGCGAATATCGAATCCGTCCGGGCTCGCCCCCTGGATGAATGCCACATGGTCGGCCTGGCCAACCCAGATCCCCCCGTCTACCGGTTCAACAAAGGTGATCCGCTGCGGCATCAGCAAGAAGCCGTGTCGCTCATCGTGCAAGTGAAAAGCAAGCGACTCCGACCAGCGCAGCACATTGGCGCGCGCCGTCAGCAGCCGGCCGCGCCAGTACCTCAGGAACGCGCCGGACGGCATGGGAGAAAGGTGTCGAAACTGTGCCGGCCGGCCAGGATCAGGCAGCGCTGGGAGGTCGATCGACGGTGACGGAACTGCAAAGTCACCCGCCGCAGTCAGTTCCCCTCCGTTCTGGCGCGTGATGTACATCCTCAAACCGGTGACGGTCGCATCCAGACACAAGGGGAACGTCACCTGAATCCGCCCGCCATCCTCCACCTCAGCAAAGGCCACGGCTGAAAGAGGCGACTCTTGCTGCCCGCGCAGCCAGGCCACCGCAACGCCATAGGTTCCACCGGGGAGCGCCCCGCTTCCGCTTCCCACCACCATGGGCGGCGCGGGCGAATCCAGCGTCAGCCGACGAGCGCTACTCCCGTCGAACACGAACAGCCCCGCGGCCCCGGCCACCACAACAGACGCGTTCACCACCTCATGAAACGCCGGCCCTGCCCCAATGACGGCAAGCGCTTCGTGCGTCCAGGTCGTCGGGTCGATGCGCACCCACTGTTCGCCCAGCACACCGAACACGTCACCGTGCAAAGGGCTTTGCCAGATCCACCGATAGGGGGTCGTCGTCACCTTCCGCACGCCGGCCCTGAGTCTTGCTCGGCCTGTTTCCGTGATCTCGAAGTTCACCGCATCGCGCACGTAGAGGCGCGGCGCATCGCCGCCCACCTGCAGCGCATCGTCGTCAGAAACGGTGTTCATGCCGCCCAGCGGCAGCAAATTGGTATCCATCAGAAGGCTCCTTTGCGGAACTGATCCGCGTTGCCATCGGGCCGGATGTACTGCGCGCCGGGCCAGATGTTCGGCACCCCAGACGATGCGGGCGGCACGATTGAAAGCGGTAGTAGCGCACGGGCCGGCGGACGGGTGCCACCCCCACCGCCTCCAGCCCCTCTGCGTACCGTCATGCGCTCCCGGAACGAAATCGGGCTGTACTCACTGGAGAAGGCATCAAAGCCCGGGACCGTCAGCTCTCGCACACGCAGGGAAACCCATGTCGCACCAAAGGCCTCGGCATTGAACCCGGCCGGGATGGTCGGCATCGGCCTGCCCACATGCAGCCGCTTCCACTGGTAGGGGGCATCCTCGCCAGACGCGCCCATCTGGGTGGACTCAAAGCCGCCTATGCCATCAAGAGACCGAATGAAGTTCGACACCCACGGCCCGGTGATAGACATGGGCGAAATCCCGGCTGGCTGGATGGTCTGCGGCCCCAGGTAAGGCGCACGCAGCACCGCAGGCGAACCCATCTCGGCGGAGTCATGACTGCCGTACTGCACCACATCCTGCGAACCATCCCCCACGCGCACCCAGCCCATCCGGAACGGCCTGAATCCGTCTGGTCCGATCACTTGTGTGCGGTGCGTAACGTCAGCGCTTCCGAAGCGGTATTGATCGTCATGGTTTGGCCACTTCGGGGAGATGAAGCGAACGCGATGCCCGATTCCAGGCCGTCCAAGCCGGGCGCCGGGCGGGTAATTTTGCGGCGGATTTGCCGGATCTGGCTCTTCACCCACGTAGTGCAGACTGGTAGCGTTGTGGTTCCTCTTAGCCTGCTCCGGAGCCTCCACCACCGCCCAGATGGTGTGCGGGCTCAGGACGGGCCGCCCGACCGCTACCGTTGCATCGACACCCTCGACCTCTATGCGTCGATGGCGCATGGAGACGGAATGCGCGCCGATCTCCGTCGCGTTGAATCCCTGTGCAATAGCAGATGGCGTGCGGAGCGTGCAGGTGCCGAACTGCTGCGCCACGTAGATGCCCTCGGGAAGGATGCGCTGCTCGTTGATTGTTGGCTGGCCTACCGCCAGAAACGGCGGTGCAATGCCATCCGGCGCGACCTTGCGCGGAGGGTCGGGCAGTCCGCCTACGCGGGTGAGCCGCAGCTTGTCCGAGACCCGCAAGTAGTTGGTTCCTGATACCTCGATCTGCTGCCGGGTGTCCGAGATGCGCGGCTTTGGGATGATGGCCATGTCGCCGCCTGCAGCCTCGACGCGTCGAAACTGAAGCCGAACCCCAGCATCACCGAACAGCTCCGCGCACGCACCGAATACCTCAATCTCGGGCGTCACCTTGCGCAGCGCGGGCGAGCCCATCAAGTCGCGGTGCGCCCATCTTGGCCCGATGATGTTCCAGTGAATCGACAGGTCAGGCATGCCAACCCGATCCTGAGCCTGCCCGATGGCCGACACATACCTGGTTCGCAGCTTCACTTCTGGAAGCGGGATGCTTGGCGGAGCAATCCCATACCGAGACTCAAAACTCAGCGTGCGCACCGCAAAGGCCACAAAGGGGGTGCCAGGCTCCGCCGGCACAATACCCCCGATTCGGTCAAAGTAGCGCCGGGTGTTCTCGATGGACGCACTTCCGTGCAGCGAGAGATCCTCACCCACAGCACCTAGGACACGGGCGGCGTTATGGACCACACCCCAGGTCGAGATCGGAACAGGCTCAATGCCATCTGCGCTGACAGTCCTGACGAAGTGGCTAACCAAACCGCGACGCTCGTATTCAGACACCAGACCATCGGCCGCCGGGACGCCAGATGGAACGATCAGGCGGGCGTTGTTCGCCACCTCTGCGCGCCCGAATCGCCCCATGGCGGACCCCACCGCGCCCACCACCCTGTTTCGGTTCTCAACCGCCGTCCATTGCGACCACCCCGGCGGGTTCAGGCCGTCGTTCGGGTCATAGACTTGGGAGATGTACTGCCGCAGGTTGTAGGCCTCGGCCCGGCCGTAGCGGTAGTGCTCCTGCCCTGTCGAATGGAACCCCGGCGGCGACACCCGGGTGAGCCAATTGAATGCGCGGGCAGAGCCCCACTGCTCGCGAAAGCCCTGAACATAGATTGTCTGCGACTCAGGGATGATGCGCTCACCAAACCGCGACGCATCAAATCCGGCCGGCTGGATGAATTGCGACCCTCCGACCGCCGGCCTGCCCACAAAGTCAGATCCAAGGCCTTCGGGCTCGATTACTCGGGGGCTCAGGCTGGCCCAGGCCACCCCAACCCCAGGCGCAGCCACGCCGCCAGGAGACACAAGACGCACGCCATGGGTCGCAGTCGCAACGCCGAACAGAGACGCCAGCAGGCCACCCGGCTTGATGTCCCTGCCGAAGTACCCAACAGCATGAGCCTGGCCAACCAGCGACGGCGCCGGTATTCCACCGGCCAGGATGTAGCGATTGCGATTGATTGCCGTTGGCTGCCCAACGGCCGGCGGCGCGATGCCTGCAGTCAGGATGTACCGCGTGCCTTCCGCCACCCACGGCGCACCGAAGGCCTGCGCACTGAATCCGGAGATGTGGACAAAGGTCTGCCAGTTCCAGACGGCCTCGGCGCCGCCGGGTGATGGCGCGGCAATGCCAGGCGGAGATACCTGCGTATCCCAGTTCCAGATAACCCCTGGCCCGAACGCTGCGCTGTTGAACCCCAGCGTAACCACCACCTGCTCTACGCCGCTAGGTGGGGCAAACTCAAGAGCAACAACCCCGCCGTTTGGCGGGGTGTAGGGCGGCCCGAAGTTCAGCGCAACGACGTTACCGGATGGAGGGGTGTAAGGCATGGTCGGTCGCGCATCAGGTCAGGGGCGACACGTTGGCGGCAATCACGTCATTGCGCCCCGCATAGCGCCCCACCACGTCGTACTTGAGCGCCGGGTCAAGCCCTGTCACCAGCCACGTTCCATCGGAAGCCGACTGCACCTGCGCCACCAGCACGCCGTCGCCAGGGTGGCCGCTGGCCGTTCTCAACAGCACGCGGACGGTTGCGGAAACCGGCACGTTCTCGACCGTGGTCAAACCGCCCGGGTCATTCCCGGCCAGGTATCCCGCACCGGGCCTGATCCGGTGACGCATTGGCGCAACCGCGCCCGGCGAGATTCCCGGGCTGATCGCGTGGCTTCCTTCTGGACCCAGAACGTAGGTGGTCACAGGTCATCCCAGAGCAGAGCAATGCCCACCACGTTGGTGTTCGTGACGGGATCGACGCCGAGGCTGGTGTTCCCGCCCAGAGCCACGTAATTGCGCGTCACCCCATCGACGGACAGGTCGAACTGATCCCCTGTGGTGACGCCGGAGAGCCAGTACAGCGCAATGGAGGGGTCGGGCTCCAGGCTCGGCGCGGTGCGGTAGGTGCGCTGCATCTGGATCGACCCGGCGCTTGTTGCGGCATCGCTGCCTCCTGCCCAGTAGCACAGATCCTGACGCCACCCGTTAAATACGGAGTGCAGATAGCCCTTCCTGATCAGCATAGCGCTTGGGGCGATGGTCCCACCGCTGTCGTAGGTCTTCGCGTTTCTTGTTATCGCAATGCCGCCAGTGGTCCGCGCAATGTCGAGGAACGCAAGGCAAAACGAGTTGGGGGCCGAGGACTGCAAAGCCCCGATGCCAAAGCACAGGCCGAACCTCCCTTCGCTGTGGATTGCGTAGCTAAGCGTCTCGACTGACTGAATCGACCCGGCAAACCCTCCCGAGTTATTGAAAAAATTGAACTCCCCTGTGTTTGCGCCGACGAGATTTCCCGCTCCATCAGTTCCCGACCCGACGCTGATGGCAACATTTCCGATCAGGGTCGATCCACCTCCTCCAACATTCCCCGCATATGGGCGCAGCTTGATGATGACGGGACTGCTACCCGCCAGTGAGTCATCGAAGCGATAGATCAGCGGCGCAAGGTATGAGCCGGCCGAGAGCACGGCCGAGATCCCTGAAATGCTCAACTGCCCGGTGTCAGCCGTCTGCACCAACCCGGCCGAAATCAGATTGTTGTGCAGCGCCTGAATCCACGCCTTCAGGTTTGCTGCCGTGTCGTTCTTGGCGTTCAGCGCCCCCCACGTCACCTTGTTCAAAGCAGATCACCCATGGGGGTTTCGCCGGGCCATTGGCCCTTGACGGCATGCCACTGGCGGTAATCGTCCAGCACCTTTTCTGCGGAACCGGCATCGCGCGCTGCAATGGCCAGCCACTCGCCCAGCGGGGCACCCGGTGCGGGGCCGCCACGCTCGGATGCAAACAGCTGGAATGCCGGCAGAGAAATCAGCCGGCTCCAGTTGATCCGATCCGACGACGGCAGGATGTCCGCCGACTGGATTCCAATGGCGCCAATCACCAGGGTTGCGGGCATGGCTTACACCTTGAAAATCTTGTTCGTCCCGTTGTCCCAGGTAACGATGATGTCACCGCCGTTGGGCGTGATCGGCAGGCCGGTTGCCGTGTCGATATAGGCAATCACCGGGCTGGTAGCCTCGGAGCCCGTGTCCTTGTAGATCACAATGGCCTCGATGGTGGCGCCGGAAACGCTGGTGAACGTGCAGTCCGCAGCATCCGCAGCGCCGCCCGTGGTGGATTTGCTGGTGAGCGTCACCGGGCCAGCAATCCGGGCCGACAGCGGAATGTCCGCCAGATACTGATGGATGGCCGTCTGCGGCGTGTAGGCACCGGTATCAACCAGATAGACCTTGATGGTATCGGTCAGCCAGTTAAGCTGGCCTTCCAGGAAGCGCTGGCGCGCGTAGTCGTAGAGGGTATTGGCCATCTTTCAAATCTCCTTGGTGGTGCGCATCACGGCATGAAGCTCTGCGTGACGTGGGGGAAGTCCTCGCGCGTGAGCCGGCGCAGGTCGGCATCCGGCAGCGGGCCGAAGTAGGCTGTGAAGGCCGCCTCAGCAGTGGCTGCGCGCGCCGGGTCGATAAACTCGGAATCGGGGATGCTGAAAGCCCGGAAGAGCACCCACTGAACAAGGTGCTCATGATGGTGACGGGCGATCTCAGGGCTGTCCGTGGTCTTTGACATGGGGCGCTTGGGGGCCCGGTAGCCCTCAAAGATCAGCAACCCGCCCACCGCCGGGCGGGGCACAAGCCGAATGGAGGTGTCGTTCAGGATTGCGTACTTGGGCACGCCGGACTGGTCGCGCCAGTCCTGCACGCAGTCGTCAAGCCACTCTTGCGAGTGGAACTCAATCGGCGGGCCCCGGCGCGCCGCGCCATCTTCGCGAAAGCAGCAGTTGTCGATCTCGACCAGGCTTGGGTGAAAGTCGTATTGCGCCCGACCTGCACTCACCGCCAAGTCGCACACCTCGGCGTCGTCCGCCGCATGTATCAATCGGCCGCGGATGCAGGCCTGGGTTTCAGCCTCGTTCAGAAAGTCCCGCACCTCGTCATTGCTGACGAAAAACGGCTCCGCCCTGTCATTGGCCAGGGTCCGGTAGCGGGAAATCAGCTCAGCCAGGGTCATGACTTACACCGCGCCGAACTGGTCAATCAGTTGCAAGGTCTGGGTACGCATGGCCTCCACCGACAGCCGGCCGTCGAGTTTCTGGCGGTAATTGCGCGACACAAACTCCTTGAGCGCGTCCTTCTCCATGAACATCACAGATTGGCGAAGGTCTTGAAGCTGGTTTTCCTTGTCGAGCTCTTCGGCCTGCTTCTGCTTGGCCGCCTCCAGAATCTCGGCGGTATCGTCGCGCGGGACTTCAGCCACCTCGGCGATCTGAGCAACCTTCTCCGGCGCAACCTCGGTCTTGGCCTCGCGGAACAGATCGACGTGGCGCAGGAACTGGGTTGCGACAGTGCCCGGGAGGTAGCGCACTTGGTCGGCAGCAAAGCTCAGGCCGGTTCCATAGATGCTGTCTGCCCACTGCTGACGACGGCCGACGTACTGCACGGCAATGTGGCCA